GGGTAGCCCCGGCGCATCGGCTGCTAGCTACACGCTGCCAACCGTAGCTGCTCTTGAGGCTGCACTGCCTAACTCTGACAAGCCAGGCGTTTCGTTTGACTTTTCTGTTGTCAACGTCGACGGTTCTGGCTCGGGTGTTATCACACTGGTGACCAACACCGGTTGGACGCTCGTAGGTTTGATGACTGTTGTTGCGACTGCAGGCACAGCCCAAATCTTCCGTGCTCGTAAGAGCGGCGTGGGTACTTGGGCTCTGTATCGCATCGGTTAAAAACTCTGGGGGCTTCGGCCCCCGTTTTTAAAGGATTAAAAAATGGGCAATACCAAATCAATTGGCGTTGCGTACAGCGACCAAGACATTGACGGCGGCACGATTGGTGCAACTACGCCCTCAACTATTGTTGGCACTACTGTCTACGCTACTTCCGAAATCGGCTATTCTGCTGCCGCGCAAGGTACTGTAACGCAAGCCACCAGCAAATCAACAGCAGTTACGCTGGATAAATCTGCTGGCCGCATTACAATGAATAACGCATCATTGGCAACTGCAACTAACGCAACTTTTACATTAAACAATTCGATAATTGGCGCAAACGATGCGGTAATTTTGACTATTTCTGGTGGTCAAGCAACCCCTGGCTCATACAATGTATTTGCTAATTCGCTTACCGCTGGTTCCGTTAGCATTACTTTGCGTAATATTTCAGGTGGGTCGTTGTCTGAAGCCGTGGTAATTAACTTTGCTATTGTTCACTGCACAGCATAATTAAGGCGGGGCTTCGGCCCCGTTCTCTCATGCCTATTATTTATCTACAGCATCCCGTTCACGGCTTCAAAATCGCCAACATGGAAATGGAGGCTGAATTTGATGAACAAAACGGCTGGGAACGCTATAATCCCGACACGCCTTCGGCTCCCGAAGTAGCGGCGCCAGCCAACGCGCTGGATGTCAAACGTCGTCGTAGCCGCCCGCCTGTAGAGGTAGCAGCGGCAGAATAAGGAGCTTGAATGGCAACCGCCTTTGACCAGATTAAGGCAGCGCTTCGGCTGATTGGCCAACTGGCTGAAGGTGAAGAGCCATCACCGCAGGCTGCTCAAGATGCGCTAAACGCCATGAATCAGATGATTGATTCGTGGAATACCGAGCGTCTGGCCGTGTTTTGCACCGAAGATCAGGTGTTCAACTGGCCGCCAGATCTAATTACCCGCACCCTTGGCCCGACCGGCGACTTTGTCGGCAATCGTCCTATTCTGATTGACGATGCAACGTACTTTCGTGATCCGCAGACCAACGTGTCTTACGGCATCAAGCTGATTAACCAGCAGCAGTACAACGGCATTGCGGTCAAAACGGTCACCAGCACCTACCCGCAGGTCATGTTTGTGAACAACACGTTCCCAGACATCACCATGACCATCTACCCCAAGCCAACGCGCGTGCTGGAGTGGCATTTTGTGTCGGTGCAGCAGCTAGATAAACCGGCGACACTTAACACCGTATTGTCGTTCCCGCCGGGCTACCTGCGCGCGTTCAAGTACAACCTAGCGATGGAAATTGCTAACGAGTTTGGCGTTGAGCCTATGCCGCAGGTCACTCGGATTGCGATGACGTCTAAGCGTAATCTGAAGCGCATCAACAACCCAGACGACGTGATGTCGATGCCTTACTCGCTGGTCGCTACTCGCCAGCGGTTCAACATCTATGCTGGCAATTATTAAGCCGTGAAGACGCCTATCCTCGGTCAAGCCTACGTGGCTCGCAGCCTTAACGCTGCCGCCGCGCGTATGGTCAACTTGTACCCAGAGATCACACCGTCACCGGAAGGCAACGAGCCTGCGTACCTGAATCGGGCGCCTGGCTTGCGTAGGCTTGCTACCGTTGGCACCGGCCCTATTCGTGGGCTGTGGTCTTATGGTGGGTACGGCTACGTGGTGTCCGGGTCGCGGCTGTACCGCGTCGACACCAACTGGACGGTCACTCAAATCGGCGGCGTGTCAGGCACCGGCCCCGTATCGATGGTCGACAATGGCACGCAGCTCTTCATTGCGGCTAACCCAGACGGCTACATCTACGACGCGTCTACCGAAGAGTACGCTGAGATCACCGACGTAGACTTTCCAGGCGCGGTGACGGTTGGCTATCTTGATGGCTACTTTGTATTCCAAGAGCCTAACTCGCAAAAGTTTTGGACGTCTGAGCTGTTGGATGGTACGCAGCTCGACCCGTTGAGTTTTGCCAGCGCCGAGGGTATGCCCGATAACTTGGTGTCGCTGTTTGTCGATCACCGCGAGGTGTGGCTGTTCGGCACTCAGTCGGTCGAGGTCTGGTACAACGCGGGCGACACACCGTTCCCGCTGGCCCGTATCCAAGGTGCGGTTAACGAACTAGGCTGCGCGGCCACCTTCTCGGTTGCCAAGATGGACAACTCGCTGTTCTGGCTAGGGTCTGACGCCCGTGGCCAAGGCGTGGTGTTCCGTGCTAACGGCTACACTGGTCAGCGCATTTCTACCCATGCGGTCGAGTACGCCATTCAGAGTTACGGCACCATCTCTGACGCGATTGCGTTTACTTACCAGCAAGACGGCCATGCTTTTTACGTGCTGAGCTTTCCGACCGCCCAAAAAACGTGGGTGTTCGATGTGTCTACCGGCGCATGGCATGAGCGAGCAGGGTTTGCTAACGGTGACTTTATCCGCCACCGCGCTAACTGCCAGATGTTTTACAACAATCAAGTGGTGGTAGGCGACTTCCAAAACGGCAAGATTTACGCTTACGACCTTGATGTGTTTGCTGACGACACGCTGCCTCAGAAGTGGCTGCGGTCTTGGCGGGCGCTGCCGACTGGCCAGAACAACTTAAAACGTACCGCCCAGCACGCGTTGCAGCTTGAGTGCGAGACAGGCGTTGGCCTTGCTACCGGCCAAGGTAACGACCCGCAAATCATCATGCGTTGGTCAGACGATGGCGGCCATACCTGGTCGAACGAACATTGGACGGGCATGGGTAAGATCGGCAACTACGGCTACCGTGCCTTTTGGCGGCGGCTTGGCATGACCACTAAGCTGCGTGACCGCGTGTACGAGGTGTCCGGCACCGACCCCGTCAAGATCGCCATTATGGGCGCCGAACTCGCTTTGTCCGGCACCAATGCCTAACGCAGATAACGAACCGCAGATACCCAAGAACCAGTCGCCGATCACCGATGATCGGACAGGGATGGTGTCGCGGGATTGGTATCGGTTTTTCTTAAATCTGCTTAATAAAGCCAACACGGGCGGCGGGGCAGGTACAGTAACGTCCGTTAACGTGTCGGGCGGCACGACGGGCCTGACGACCTCGGGCGGCCCAGTTACTACCTCCGGCACCATCACGCTGGCTGGCACCTTAGATGTCGATAATGGCGGCACAGGCGCTACTACAGCCTCTGGCGCGCGTACTAATTTAGACGTGCCCAGCACAACGGGGTCAGGTGCGACCGGCACTTGGAATATTGATATTTTAGGCAACTCAGGCACCGTGACTAACGGCGTCTACACCACCGGCAGTTACGCCGACCCAACGTGGATAACGTCGATTGCAGGTAGCAAAGTAACGGGCAACATTACCGGCCAAGCGGGCAGCGTAGCCAACGCCTTAACGGCAGGCACCGGCATTTCGTACAACGTCGGCACAACGTATGACGGCTCGGTCGCCGTTACGATCAACAATTCGGCACCTGATCAGGTAGTGTCGCTGACCGGCGGCACAGGCATCAGCACGTCCGGCACGTACCCGAGCTTTACCATCACCAACACCGCGCCAGATCAAGTCGTCTCGTTGACGGCTGGCACGGGCATGAGCGTCACCGGCACGTACCCTAGCTTCACGCTGACGAATACTGCGCCTGACCAGGTGGTGTCGCTGACCGGCGCTGGCACGACCAGCATCTCAGGCACATACCCTAACTTCACCATCACGTCGAACGATCAGTACGTCGGCACGGTCACTAGCGTGTCCGGCACCGGTACGGTCAACGGCATCAGCTTGTCAGGCACGGTAACATCCAGCGGTAGTCTGACACTCGGTGGCACCCTAACTGGGGTTGACCTAACTACGCAAGTCACCGGCACGCTGCCGATCGCTAACGGCGGTACCGGTCAGACAACCGCCAGCGCAGCATTTAACGCCTTGTCGCCGGTCACCAGCACAGGCGACTTGATCATCGGCAACGGGGCGAACAGTTCTACCCGCCTGCCGATTGGTGCCAACAATTACGTGCTGACCTCGAACGGCACGACAGCGGTTTGGGCGGTAGCGACCGGCTCGGGCGCAACGATTACGAACGACACCAGCACGTCAACGAACGTCTATCCGACCTTTGCTGCAGCTACGTCTGGCTCGCTGTCGACCATCTATACCAGCAACGCCAAATATCTGTACAAACCTAGCACAGGTGAATTAACATCGGAGCATTTCATAGCAGGCAACGGCATCTATGTTAACAGTTTGACTATAGATGTCAGCTATACAATTGCTTCAGGTACGTCAGGTATGTCGTCAGGGCCAATTACCGTGGCCAGCGGCACAACGGTGACGGTGGCAAGCGGCTCACGGTGGGTGGTGTTATGAACGCGGTTGAACTGTTTGACGCGGATAGCTCAGCAGTAGTTACTGCAGAAGACATGCGGCAGAAGGTCGTTGCATTGCAAGACGCACTGCTGGAAATGCCGCAAGCAGATATTGTAACAACCCACACGTTTTTGCCCGGCGTGTACGAGCGAAAGATTACGGTGCCGCCGTGGACAGTATTGACTGGGGCGGCACACAAAACAGATTACCGCGTGCGGTTGGAAAAAGGCACGATTGCGGTAAATCGAGACACTGAAGTAGTTGTGTTGACAGCGCCGTTTGAGTTTGATGCTAAAGCTGGTGAGCAACGTGCGGGACGGGTGTTTGAAGATGAAGTTGTTTGGGTGGACGTTTACGAAAATCCTGACGACTGCCAAGATTTAGACGTGCTTGAAGATCGCCTATATGTGGTGCCCGAATGTGGGTTAGGTGATACACGCAAACGGCTAGCAATTGAATCGGCTCGCGCGGACTACCAGCTATTTTTAGGGCAGCTAGGAATAGGCCAAAATACAATGGACGCCATAGTGACCATTGAAAGTGATTTAATTGATATGCCGAAAGGGCACGACGTAGAGTTAAAAGAATCGCCTGTGCATGGTATAGGCATGTTTGCTACGCGGCACTTTTTTGCTGGCGAAGTTATTTGCCCCGGTCGGCTAGATGGTAAGCGTACTCCGGCAGGGCGGTTTATAAATCATTCGCATGACGCGAATGTAATGCCGCACAAGTTTGGCGATGATATTTACGCCATAGCCTTAAAAGATATACCTGTTGGCGGCGAACTTTTTGTAGATTATAGAGCCTCTATGCGGGTAAATTTTGGGCTTAGTTTATCGGGAGAAAAATTATGTCAGGATGGGTAGCAGGGGCAATCGTAGGCGGCGCCGTTATAGGCGGCGTAGCATCAAATAAAGCCGCTAAAGAGCAAACGCGGGCTACCGAAGCTGCCTCTGCTGCGCAAACAGAAGCCACGCGAGAATCTATTGCGGCGCAAGAACGCATGTTTAACCGTCAGGTTGAGCTGCAAGAGCCGTTTCGACGAGTTGGTGTCAATGCATTACCCGAGTTGGTCGCAGCGTCGCGGTATCAGCCGTTTGACATGAAACAATTCCAACAAGACCCAGGCTATGCGTTTCGCATGAAAGAAGGCTTGCGTGCGTTAGAGAATACGGCGGCGGCGCGAGGTGGTCTGCTGTCTGGTAACCAGATGCGCGGGGTTACGCAATTTGGGCAAGAGTTGGGATCGCAAGAATACACGAACGCGTTTAACCGGTATCAAGCCGAACGTGCTGCGCGGCTCAACCCACTACAGTCTTTAGCTGGAATGTCGCAATCATCGGCTAATACATTAACCAATGCTGCAGGTAATTTAGGCGCCAACATTGGGTCGGCGTACGGTCAACTCGGCCAGAACATTGGCGCTAATTTAATTGGTGCTGGTAACGCCAGAGCGTCGGGGTACATGGGCACGGCAAACGCGTTTAGTAATGCGATAGGTCAAGGGCTAAATTACTATCAAAACCAAAATTTAATGGATATGTATAGACAAAATGCTGTCAATCAAATGGCTATGCGCGATTTATACACGCCGGTAAGTGGCCCGGCTACTTATTGGACACGTCCCGTAAGATAAGAGGCGAATATGGCACAAGTTGATACTAATATTGCCATGGGGTTTCGGCCGGTTCAAATTGAATCGCCGATAAACCAGATGGTTGCTATCGCGCAACTGCGTGGCGCACAAGAAGCGTCGCAAATGAACGCGTTGAAGATGCAAGAGTACGAGCGCGCTAGGCAAGAAGAAAATGCGTTGCGGCAACTGTTTGCCAGCGGCCTTAAACCGGACTCAGATGAGTTTCGTAATCGGCTCTATTCGGACGCGCCGGGGTTAGCACCTAACATTGAAAAAGGTTTGTTAGAGCGCAGCAAAGCCTCTGCTGAAATCGAATTTAAAAAAGCACAGCAGAAAAAAGAAGCTGCGGAAGCACTAAGCAAAAAGTTAACTTTACACAGGGAAATTTTTAACCCTTTTGCGGTTACTACGCCGGATGAAGCTGGCGCGCACGCGGCGGCTTTTTATGACGACCCAGACTTTAGCCCTTATGCGACTAAAATGATGCCGCGCGCAGTTGCGATACAAAAAAGTAAAGAGCTATTTAATACAAATAGACGCGCTTGGCTTATGTCGCAAGTACAACTTAGCGGCGATAAAATTTTAGAGGCGACGGATCGCAGAGATAACGAAAACTATTCCGCGTATGTAAACGAGGAATTGGCCGCAGGGCGTTACCCACTAGCTAAAGATAAATTCTTGCAGATGAACGCCTCGCAAGTTGCGCCTGAAGTTGATGCCGCTGGCGTTGTTGCCCCAGTATCTGAGGCAGTTACTGAGCAACCGCAACCTGCACCAGTTGCTGCGGACGGCAAAGTTTTACCGAATGTAGATGTAACCGGCAAAAAAGACGGTATGCAGGGGTTGCACCCGTATGCGGAAGCGTTGTACAGCACGGGGTCAGCCGCTGATAAAGCAAAAGCCGACAAGATTCAAGCTGCTTACGTTGAAGACCAAAAAAATAAACGGCTGACGGGCGATTTTTTAAACTCGTTCAACGCGCAAAAACTTATCTTTGAGCTTGAAAAGAACCCAACGCTAGAAAATAAACTTCTTATCGATGTTTTACGGGGTCAGATTAAAGCCGCTGAAAAAGGTAAGGCAACCACGCTTAACGTCGGCCTGTCAACAGAGAAGAAGTACGGCGAGCAGTTCGCCGGTAACGTGGCAAAAGCTGACGTTGACTTGAAAGACGCTGCTGAGCGTGCGCCTGAAGCAGCGAATACAGCAAACCGCATTATCGGGCTGTTACAGAGCGGACAAGTCATTACAGGCTCCGCAGCAAACGTCAAGCTGCAGTTGTCTAAGTTGCTTCGCTTGGGTGGAGGCAGCGAGAGCGAAGCAATTACTAACACTGAAGTCCTTTTGTCTTCTCTTGCTGACAGCACGCTTGGTGCAATTAAATCGTCTGGGCTAGGTTCTGGTCAAGGGTTTACGGACAAAGATCGTGAGTTCTTAGAGCGAGCTAAAGCTGGTCAGATTACTTATGAAGCGACTTCTCTAAAACGCTTGGCGGAGCTTGCGCACAAAGCGGCGACGGCTACTGCAGGTAAGTGGAATAAACGCTCGAAGACGATACCTAAGTCGGCGCTTGAAGGTACAGGTATTAGTACAGAAAATATCGAAGTTCCGCCATTACTTAAATCAGCTCCTCGCAACAGAACGCCAGCAACTAACGCTAAAGGCTGGAAATTGCATACTGATGCAGACGGCAACAGCGCGTACGTTAGCCCTGATGGCAAACAGTTTGAAGAGGTTAAATAATGCCTTTTGACCTTTCCACAGCAAAACCTGTAGGCGCCGGTTTTGATTTATCTACGGCGGCTCCAGTAGAACCCACACCGCAAAACGAAGGTATGCCTGACGCGCGGCGTAAATATTCGCTTGGGGAGGCGGTTTTTGTAGAAGCACCGTTTAGCGCGCCAGGCGATTTAGCTAAACAGTTTATATCGCTTAAAGAAGCAGTTGAAGACCCCGCGCGGACAATAGGTGGGTTGTTTGATCTTGCTGCAGGCACCTTGCGCGAAACGGTACCTACACCTATCCGCAACTTTGTTGATTATCTTGACTCTAATCCTGAAGCAGCCGCGCGCGCTAGTGCTGTGGCAAAAACAGTTGGCGGCGAGTACGCGCAAAACTATGGTGATTGGGAAGCCATCAAGCGCAGCATAGCCGAACGGCCCGTCAGCACTATTTCCGACCTTTCCTTGCTACTCAGCGGCGGCGCAGGCGCAGCTAGACTAGGCGCCAAAGCCACGACTAAAGTGCCTGCAGTTTCCTCTACCCTCAGTGACGCAGCGTCTATGCTTCAAACAGGCGCGCGCCGCACCGACCCGTTTTCAATTATTGCGCCTACGGCAGAGATAGGCGGCAAAATGGTAGGTGCGGGAACTAACTATCTTAACCGCGTGATGAACCCTAAGTTCGCCGCATTGGTCGACGCAACCGAGGGTCGAGGGCAAGCGATTGTCAACGCACTGCGCAATTACGACGACTACGTGGCAGGCGGTATGCCTACTGCTGGCGTAGCAGCAACGCCTGTCGGAGCTACTAAATATTCCGCGTTGCAAGCAGAAGTCGCCGCGCGTATGCCGACCGAATATCGCGAACGCGATATCGCCAATAAAGCAGCTCGCGAACGCGCGTTAGGCGCAATTGCGCAAGATGACGCCGCTATGGCTGCTGCGCAGCAAGCGCGTTTTAATGTGTCAAACCCTCTATACCAAGCGGCTGAGCAAGGCGTGGCAGACGTTAGCGGTGTGCTGACGGCTGTAGATGATTTAATCGCGAAGAACCCAGGTAATGCTGAGTTGCTCCGTGAAATGCGTGAGATTCGTCGCGGTTTGATTGCGGATAAAAAGACCGGCGCACTGCGCACAGACGCCAAAGAAATTACGTCAGTCATCGATGGCTTAAAAGCCCGACTGGCAAAAGAAGACAATAAATTTATTAGAGATCAGCTAAAACAAGTGCGTGAGCTGTTGGTTGATGCTGTGCCGGGATATCGCACAGCACAAGAGGCTTTTGGCCAAGCAAGTAAACCGATCAACGTCATGCAAGTCGGCCAGTATTTAGAAGGCAAACTTAAACCGGCGATAGAGACGCCGGTGGCAGAACGCGCGGGGGTTTTTTCTCAAGCGGTGAAAGAAGCGCCTACTACGCTAAAGCGGTCTACTGGTCAAAGCCGGTACACGCAGTTGACGCAGGTATTGACGCCAGACCAAGTTAAGGTGGTCGAAGGCATTCGCAAAGATTTGGCGCGAGAGGCTGAGTTTACATCGCAAGCCAAAGCTGGCGCGGCGGGAGGCAAAGCCGTACCTGCTGCTGAACTATCTAAATCACCCGCTTTTTTTAGCCGGATCGCCACGCTTGCCAACACGATTATCGATCGTTTACAAGGTAAGATTAACGAAAAAGTGGCTATGGAATTAGCGACTGAAATGCTTGATCCTAAATTGGCAGCGGATGTGCTTGAAAAGGCGTTGGCTCGGCAGGCTAAAGGTGAGCGTTTAGCTGATCCATTTGTACGCGCCGGTAAAGGCGCGTCGCGTATGATGCGCGGTGAGACGGGGCTTGGCCTGCGTTCGCCATTGACGTTGGGCGGCGTGCAAGTAAGCAACGCTCTGGCAGCAGAAAATCAAAACCGATTGAGGGACTAAATGGCTTCATTAACCCCAACACCCAAGCAGCAGTTCTTTGACGCCAACGGGAATCCGTTAGTCGCCGGTAAGGTTTACACCTACGCCGGGGGCACGACAACACCGATTGCGACGTTCACGGATCAGGCGGGCAGCAGCACCAACACGAACCCAATTATTCTTGACGCGCGCGGCATGGCCAACATCTGGCTGCAGCCGACGATTGCGTACAAGTTCTTAATCACCGACTCGAACGACGTCACGCAGTACACCACCGATAACATCTTGGTGCCTGTCGACAACCTGTCGTTCGGCTCACCGCCAGCGATTGGTAACGTCGCGCCTAACAGCGGTGCGTTCACCACCTTGTCGGCTACGCTGGACGTCACGTTCTCCGGCACCGGCTACGTGCAGATGCCCGTGGGGGCAACGACGGATCGTCCAGCCGTGCCAGCAGAAGGCATGTTCCGGTACAACAGTACAGAAGACATCTTCGAGGGCTACACCAACGGCGAGTGGGGCCAGGTAGGCGGCGCAGGCGCAACAGGTAACGGGCCTGATGAAGTCTTCTACGAGAACGACCAGACGGTGACGTTGAGTTATACAATCCCGTCGACCAAGAATGCCATGTCCACCGGCCCGATCACGTTGGGTGCTGGCTTTGTAGGTACCGGTAGCATTGCAGGCACGACGCTGACAGTTGACACCGCGACCTCTGGCGCTTTAGGTGTGGGCTCGATCATTGCAGGTTCGGGCATTACCGCAGGCACGACGATTACACAGTTGGGCACAGGCACTGGTGGCATTGGTACGTATACGGTCGATGTATCGCAGTCAGCGTCGATCACTGCGATTACGGCTGCGGTGATTGTGACGGTGTCGTCTGGCGCTCGGTGGGTTGTTTTATAAAAGGATAAATCATGGCTTCTTTAGTTCTCGCAGGCGATACCTCCGGTTCGATTACCGTATCTGCTCCTGCTGTCGCGGGCAGTACGACACAGACGTTGGTGGCGGTCACAGGTACGTTAGCGCCGGTGGTGTCTGGTACTGCGGTAACGGCTTCCAGCACAAGTGTTGACTTCACAGGTATACCATCGTGGGTAAAACGAATTACGGTGATGTTAAGCGCGGTCAGTACAAATGGAACAAGTAATTTTTTAATACAGCTAGGTGATTCCGGCGGCGTTGAAAATACAGGGTATGTATCAAGAGCTACAACTATTAGCGCACAAGTGACTAGCACCGCTGGGTTTATTATCACTCAAGCACTATCAGCAAATACAGATACTATTACTGGAAATATTACGATTTGCACTCTTGGTAGCAATTTGTGGGTTTCTGGGGGTAATGTTAACAATGTGGGTCAAAACACAGTAGTCATGTCAGCAGGAAACAAAACCCTATCTGACGTTCTAGACCGCGTTCGCATCACTACCGTCAACGGCACAGACACCTTTGACGCTGGCACTATTAATATCCTGTTTGAATAAGGAACGATCATGGCTGGAACTATCGTAGCAGATACCATTCAGGCAGACAGTACAAGTACGCTGGTGCTAAAGAACGGTGTAGCGAACACACCCCCGACGATTCAAGATAGCGCAGGTACGCAGATTGGTACGTTCTGTCGTGCGTGGGTTAACTTTAACGGCACAGGTACAGTCGCTATTCGCGCGTCGTTTAATGTATCGAGCATTACGGATAACGGTACAGGCGACTATACAGTCAACTTTACGACTGCGATGCCTGATGCGAATTATGCTGCTGTTTGTGCTGCAAGAATTGAAGGATCTGCAACACTTGCAAATGAAGCTAACCCGTCTATTCCAGCTAAAGCAGCAGGATCTATCAGGATCACAACACTTAATTCAACTTTTTCTTCAACTGATGCTGGTCAAGTCAATGTAGCTGTCTTCCGCTAAAGGACAACCATGAAACTAATTATCTACCCTAACGATAACGGCGGTATCTGCATCCTGACTCCTGCGCCTGAGTGCGGTCTAAGTCTGCAAGAGATCGCTGCTAAAGACGTGCCAAGTGGCAAGCCTTGGAAGATTGTAGACGCTGCTGACATCCCAACTACACGCGAGTTCCGTAACGCTTGGACTGCTGACTTTACTGAGGTGACTGAATGATTACGATCGACTTTGACAAGGCCAAGGCGATTACTAAAGATCGGCTTCGTGCTGAACGCACACCACTCCTAGTTGCTCAAGATGTCGCATTTCAACGTGCGCTAGAGGCGAATGGCGATACATCAGCGATTGTGGCTGAGAAGCAGCGTCTGCGTGACATTACGGCTCAAGTAGATACTTGCACGACTTTGGATGAACTGAGGGGGCTATCATGCGTTGTGCCAGAGCCCGCACCTGCGCCAGAGCTAGAGCCAGAGCCTGCACCTGCACCTGCACCAGAGCCTACACCTGAAGGAGAAGCATAATGCCAGTAGTCATTAGTGGGACAGATAATTTTATCCTGAACGCGGACGGCTTGGGCACTGCTGTTGGTGGCGCTCTAGACTATAACGGCACAGCACTTTATTTCACGCCAACAGGCACACAACGTGGCGTAGTCCCCGGCGCTCAGTTTTTCCGTTTGGATGCCGGTCTAGCTGGCGCAAACGTCAACACAGCACAAAACATCTTTGGCGTAGGCGTGACGTTGTCTGCAAGTACGGTGTATGCGTTTGAGGCAGTTATTGCGTTAAGTAAGTCTGCTGGAACAACAAATCACAATATTGGGCAAGGTTTTGGTGGGACAGCAACAATAAATAATATTTCTTATTC